CTATATTTTCTGAAACTGCTGATATTAAACTGGAAATGGCTGAAATAAATCGCACTATGAGAATGGCCACCTTTGGCTTATTTGGGTTTGTAGGAACTTTGTTAATTGCTGTGCTTTCAGGAATATTTCCGCTTAATTAATTGTATGTTTAACAGCAACGATAAGCTGTCTCCTCACTTTAGATTACGCGAATTTGAGAAATCTCAAATTGCAGATCGTTTTGAAATAGATAATACTGTTAAGGATGAAGAGGTTTACAACAATCTTATACTCTTATGTGAAAACCTACTGGAGCCTATACGCTTGCATTATGGTGTACCTTTTTCTCCTAATAGCGGTTATAGGTGCCTTGATCTCAACAGAAGACTGGGAAGTTCAGACAAATCCCAACACACTAGAGGGCAGGCATGTGATATTGAGATCCCAACCGTATCCAATTACGAGCTTGGGATATGGATCAGGAACAATGTGGAGTACGATACTGTTCTCTTAGAGTTTTATAAAGAAGATGTACCATCAAGCGGATGGGTGCATGTATCGTATGTAAGTCAAGAAAATAATAGGAAGAGATCTTTAAAATTTGATGGTAAGGAATATACAACATTATGAGTATTGATGACCAAATGAAAGAAGCTCACAAGATTGAGATAAATGTTAACGAATCAAAAACTTGGTATAACTTAGCTGAGGGTTTTGATAAGTGGCGAGTCTTTCCTAGATTGCTCATTACTTTATATGGTTATGCTTTTTATAAAACCACTGAATGGTTTATGACCTTACCTGATCCAACCACCGCTCAATCAGCGTTTGTTTCTGTTATCGTTGGAGCTGGAGCGGCCTGGTTTGGTTTGTATGTTGGCGGTAGCCCAAGAAAATGATTGATAAGTTAATTGGTCCAGTTAGCGACATTTTAGATAAATTTGTTGCTGATAAAGATCTTAAACAAAAACTAGAACACGAATTATTAATATCTATTCAAGATGCTAATCTTGCTCAAATAAAAGTAAACCAACAAGAAGCAGCGCATAAATCTATATTTGTTGCTGGCTGGCGGCCATTTATCGGCTGGGTGTGTGGAGTATCTTTAGCTTATCACTTTATATTTGCACCGCTTATAGAGTGGATTTTAGTTCTATCTGGTAACACTGTAGACTTGCCAGAGTTTGACTTCTCGCAACTGTCCACTATAGTAATGGGAATGCTTGGGCTAGCGGGTGCTAGATCATACGAAAAAACAAAAGGCGTAAGTCGAGAAAAATAAAATAAAATGTCTGAGTCCTCTGCTAGAATATCATTAGCAGGTGAATATTTAGCAGCATCATACTTGTTGCGATATTGCGACTCTGTTATTTTGGCTCCACCAGGTCATAGAGCAGATCTTATTCTTGACCATGATAACCATCTTTACAGGGTTCAAGTAAAGACCACCAATACTATATATCAAAGAAGAGACAACGATTATTATCGTTGGGAGTTGCGTACAAGTAAAAGAACTGCTAATAACATTCGCCAAAATAAAGTGGTAAGATATGGAAATGGTCAAATCGACATGTTTTGTTTTGTTGCTTTGCCAATTAATAAAGTGTTTTTTGATGTGTATGATGGTACAAAAAATTTAACTGAAGTATCTAAAAGCATTAAAACTTTAGATAAAATAGATTCAAAGGATTCTTTGCTTCAAGCTTTGTTAAAGATAAACAAAACACCAGAGCTAAGTCCTTTAGGTAAAACAGATTAATAAAAAATGGCGTTACAAAAAACTTTATTTAAACCAGGTATCAACAGAGAAGGAACTGACTATAGTAATGAAGGCGGGTGGTTTGATTCTAACTTGGTTAGATTTAGACAAGGCCTTCCTGAAAAATTTGGTGGCTGGTCAAAATTAACCAATAGCACTTTTTTAGGCACATGCAGAGCCTTGCATCCTTGGGTTTCTTTAGGCGGAACTAAATATTTAGGACTTGGAACCACTTGGAAATATTATATAGAAGAAGGTTCTAACTTTAATGATGTTACACCTATACGATTAACCACCTCAGCTGGAGATGTGACTTTTTCAGCTGTTGATGGTGATGCTACAATTACTGTTTCTGATACAGATCATGGCGCTGTAATGAATGATTTTGTAACTTTTTCAGGCGCAGTATCTCTTGGCGGCAATATCACTGCTACTGTACTTAACCAAGAATATCAAATAGCAACAATTGTAAATATTAATTCTTATACTATTAAAGCTAAAGATACCAACGGAGATACTGTAACGGCTAATGCAAGTGATACTGGTAACGGTGGAAGCTCTACAGTTGGAGCTTATCAAATAAATGTTGGTCTTGATGTTTATATTCCTGGTACTGGTTGGGGTTTAAATGGATGGGGCGAGGGAAGTTTTGGATCTGTTACCGCTTTATCAGTTACTAATCAATTAAGACTTTGGACTCATGATAACTTCGGCGAAAATTTAATAATAAATGTCAGAGGTGGTGGTATTTATCAATGGACTGAAAACAATGGCCTTACAACAAGAGCAGTGGATTTATCTAGTATATCAGGAGCAAATTTAGTTCCTACAGTAGGACTTCAAGTTATAACCTCTGAAAAAGACAGACATCTAATTGTTTTAGGCGCTGACCCAATTAACGATGCTGGTACAGCAAGAACTGGCGCGGCAGATCCCATGTTAATTGCTTTTTCCGATCAAGAAAACAATTTACAGTTTGAGCCCTTGATTACAAATACTGCTGGATCTTTAAGATTGTCTTCTGGCTCTTCAATTATTGGAGCTGTTAAATCTAGACAAGAAGTATTGGTTTGGACTGATACTGCTTTATACAGCATGCAGTTTGTTGGACCGCCGTTCACATTTGCTGTTAATTTAATTAATGAAGGAACTGGTCTTATTGGTCCTAAAGCAGCCGTAACAGCGCCTTCAGCTGTTTTCTGGATGGGCTACAACAACTTTTACGCTTATAACGGTAGCGTACAAACGCTGCCTTGCAGCGTTCATAATTACGTATTTAACGATATTAACCTTATTCAATCTTTTAAAGTTAACGCTTTTACAATTACTGATAAAAATGAAGTAGGTTGGTTCTATTGTTCTGCTTCAAGCGACGAAATAGATAGATATGTTATTTACAATTACGCAGAACAAACTTGGGTGTATGGTCAACTGAGCAGAACGGCTTGGTTAGATGCAGGTATAGAGAACTATCCTAGAGCTACCAGCAATGGGTATTTATACCAACAAGAAAATGGTTTTGATGCTGACGGTCAACCGATGACGAATGTGTTTATTGAAAGTTCTGATTTTGATATAGGTGATGGCGAGCAGTTTACTTTTATCAGGAGAATCATTCCTGATTTTAAATTTATTCAAAATAGCAATCAAAATGGTTCTGTAAATATTGTTGTTAAAACAAGAAACTTTCCAGGCGATTCTTTAACGGTTAACTCTACTAGCTCTATACAAGCCAACACTCAGCAAGCATACGTTAGAGGCCGAGCAAGACAAATAGTTCTTAGATTTGAATCAGATGATGACGCAGCAAATAATGGAAACTTAGGAGTCGGCTGGAGGCTAGGCGCAACAAGAATAGATATTAGAGCTGACGGAAGAAGATGAGCAAACTGCTTCAAACCCAGCTTCCGCAAGCGCAAGGAGAGAACGTCAGTTCTGCTATTTTTAATAGACTTATAAGAATTTTAGAGATAAACTTAGGAGCAGTAGACCCTGATAATACTTTGCAATTATCAACTACTCAACGTGATAAGTTAAATTTTAATCTTGGCACGCTAATCTTTAATACGACAACCCAAGTGTTGCAAGTATTTAACGGGACTGAGTTTATTAATTTGATGGATGAACCCAATCCTCAAGGATACGAAGCCCAAGGTTTACTTGGTAATATTTCGGTAATTACAAACGGAAATATTACAATAACCTTGTAAAATGATAATATAACATATGGAACAAGGTATGCTAAACAACGGACAGAGACAGCAACTAGAAGGAATTGCAGCTTTAGGCAGAAACGAAGATACTTATTTGGCTCACGTAGCGCCAGATGAGATGATCGTTCCAGCTCAAGCTTTACGCGATAACCCACTTTTAAAACAAGCAATCGAGAAATCTATTTCTAAGTACGGGATTGATCCTAATCAATTCGTAGTTGGAAATGGCAGTATGGATTTAAACCCTTTAACAGGTTTACCAGAGTTTGGATTTTTATCTAAAGTTTGGAAGAAAGTTAAAAAAGTAGTTAAAAAAGTTGCTCCTGTAGCGATGTTTATTCCTGGCGTAGGTCAGGCTTTAGGCGCTGTAGGTGGATCTTTGTTAGGTAAAGTTGGTTTAGGCAACGTAGCTAGTGGGATTGGTGGTTTGGTTGGTAAAATACCAGGTCTTGGTGGAGTCGGAAATGCAATTACAGCAGGTTCTGGCGGAACTTTAGGACAAGCTTTTACGTTTGGTAAAGATGCTATTACCTCTGGGATAGGCGGATTGTTTAAAGGCGGAATAGGAAATGCTGGACAATCTGGAATAGGCAGAATTGAAGATATTGCTAAATTTATGACAGGCGATACTGGTCAAACCAGAACAGAAGAACTTATAGCTGCGGGCTATACTCAAGAACAAATTAAAAATGCAAAAGCAAACGGAACTTTTAATCAGCTAGTTGCAAATGCTAGAGCGTCTGGAAAAGTTTCTGGAAGAGGTTTAATTGGAGGGGCTCAAAATCTTTTAACTGGAGGCTCTCAAGGTCAAGGCGGTGGCGGCGGTATGTTTGGCGGTAACCTAGGACTTATGGGTTTAGCAGGTTTGGCGGCTAAAATAGCTTATGACTCAGCCAAAGAAAGGTCTGGTGGCTTAGCTGAAACTCCTAAAGTAACAATGGATCAATTAGGCAGATATGAAATGGCTAAAAATCTAGGAACAGGCGGCAGCAGAGCAGACTTCGGTTTAGCTCCTGCACCTGTAGCTTTAGAGTTTAATATGGGCGGACCTGTATACGGTTACGAATATGGTGGACCTGTAAGACAATATTTTAATAAAGGCGGCCTAGCGATGGTTGAAGAACTCGACATGCGTGAAGGCGGAGAATCAGATGGACCAGGTACTGGCACTTCGGACGACATACCTGCGATGTTAAGCGATGGCGAGTTTGTTATGACCGCAAAAGCTACACGCGGAGCTGGAGCATTTGACGTTAACAAAACCAAATCTGGTATTGAACTTATTAAAGGTGGTAGCGCTTCACGTGAAGAAGGCGTAAAAAACATGCGCGAATTAATGAATATTTTTGAGGCGATATAATGGCAAATCCAATGAATCCTGTTTTACAAGGTTTAGACAGAAGAGAGGTCATATCTGACCCTGCTATCAGAGAACTATACTTTGGTTCTTCAGATTACAGAGGTTTAATTCCAGGAGCTCAAAGCGCTGCTCAAAGATATTTAGATATGGGTCCATCTATGAGAGGTACGGCTGGGCTGTCACCTCTTGAAAAAAGAGCAATGCAAGATGCTATGGGTGGAATCGGGGGATATAGACCATATTTACGAGCTCAGGAAGAAGCCATTCGTAGTGGTATGGGTCTTCTTGGCCAAGAAAGAGGCTTAATCAACGAAGCGATAGGCGCAACCAGAAGATCTGGAGAAATACAACAACCTTATTTTGCTCAAGCAGAGCTACAGTACGGCGCAGGTCTTGGCGACTTGATGAGCAGTCTTGGTAGACAAGGACCTTCTGCGAGAGATTATCAAAGAGCTTCTTTACAAGGATTTGATCCGAGAAGTTCTGCTGCTTATTACAATCCTTTTGAGCAACAAGTTGTACAACAAACAATTCAAGATGTAATGAAAGGCGGTGCTCAACAAGATATAGCAGCAAGAGCAAGAGATATTCAATCAGGCGGTGAATCAGCATTTGGTTCTAGAGCTAGATTAACTGCTGGAGAAAGACAAGCATCTTTAGGTAGAGGCTTAGGAGAAGCTTTA